GGCCAGAGCTAAGTGAAACGTTTTTTGATTATATCTGGAAAGGTTGGCTTAACCTTGCTAGCCCTGTACTTAGCAATACAGGTACTGATCGTGGCCTCCCTATTTCTTGCTTTGGCATAGATGTAGCAGATAGTATACACGACATAGGAGGTAAAAACTTAGAGATGATGTTGCTCGCTAAGCACGGCGGTGGAGTTGGCATTGGTATTAATCAGATCAGACCCGCTGGCGCTAAAATTACAGGTAATGGAACATCAGATGGAGTTGTCCCCTTTTGCAAAATATACGACTCAACAATTCTTGCAACAAATCAAGGATCAGTCCGAAGAGGAGCTGCTTCTGTCAATATTAATATCGAGCACGACGATTTCGAGGAGTGGTTGGAAATCAGAGAACCTAAAGGAGATGTTAACAGACAATCGCTTAATTTACATCAGTGCGCAGTTGTTGGTGATAAGTTCATGCGTCGCCTTGAACAAGGAGATGCGGGCGCTAGAAATAGATGGAGTAAACTACTTAGAAAGCGAAAAGCAACTGGAGAACCGTATATACTGTTTAAAGGAAACACTAACAAAGCAAATCCAAAAGCATATAAAGACAATGGATTAAAAGTGCACATGACTAATATCTGTAGTGAGATTACATTGCACACAGATGAAAGTCATAGTTTTGTTTGTTGCTTATCCTCATTAAATTTAGCTAAATATGAAGAATGGAAAGGTACTAACCTTATATACGACGCCACGTGGTTTTTGGATGGCGTTATGGAGGAATTTATTCAAAGAGCCAAAGGACTTAGAGGTTTTGAAAATGCCGTTCGTTCTGCTAGCAAAGGACGAGCACTTGGATTGGGTGTACTCGGATGGCACACGTATCTCCAAGAAAAGGGTATTCCTTTTGAAGGTTTGCTTGCTCAGTTTGAAACTAGGAAAATATTTTCGCAAATTAAAATTGAAAGTGAAAGAGCGTCTATGGATCTTGCTGAAGTTTATGGTGAACCTTTGTGGTGTGCTGGGACTGGTTACCGTAACACCCATCTTAGGGCTGTTGCTCCTACTGTGTCTAATAGTAAGCTTAGTGGTAACGTTAGTCCTGGTATTGAGCCTTGGGCCGCTAATGTTTTCACTGAACAAAGCGCGAAGGGTACGTTCATTAGGAAGAACCCCACGCTCTTAAAGCTTCTTAGAAAGCATAAATTAAATACAAACGAAATATGGGATAAGATACTTGCTGACGGAGGCAGTGTGCAAGATATTAAAGAGCTTGACGATGTAACAATGGCTCACGATATACCAGCTAAAGAAGTATTTAAAACCTTTAAAGAAATAAACCAACTAGAACTAGTGAATCAAGCGGGCATACGCCAGCAATACATAGATCAGTCGGTTAGTTTGAATCTCGCGTTTCCAAGTGTTGCTACACCAAAATGGATTAACCAGGTGCACATGCAAGCATGGAAGAACGGAATAAAGACTTTGTATTATACTAGAACAGAAAGCGTTCTACGTGGAGATATAGCACAACAAGCTATGGATCCTGAATGTGCTGCTTGTGACGGTTAGTACGTCCAAATAACGTTAGGTGATTTATCAGGGTCGACATCAATGTGGATAAAAGTATCTGCAATGCCGATCCTGTTTATACCTAAGTCTAAAAATATATCAATAAGCTCAAATCTATCTTTTGATTTGCGACAATCAATATCTGCCGCTAAACCTTTTAAATGTGAAGACTTTTCAGTCCCACCGACACTTTCATTGTGCGCAGGAGTACGGAAGCCAGAATTAATATTAATGGGTTTGTCAAAGCGATCTCTCGCTTGATCCAGTATTTCTAAAAAATTTCTATCCATCATTTGGCCAGAACCCTGCACATCAGGGCTATCAAATTCCGAATAATTAAAATACTTCATCATTACTTTTTCTTTTTAATGTCTTTCCATTTAGCTATAGTATATCCTATAGTCACTAACAATAGCGCAATTTTTAATCCATCTTCTATTTGAGTGAAAGTTGTTACTCCTAATGTACTGCCGTTTATAGCGTATAGTTTAAGCTCGTTTAAGTTCATTTCTTAATATTTAGTTACTCTGCCTTTAGTATTTTTTTCTCTTTGGGCTTTTCTTTTGGATTCTGGTGTAACTTCACTCCAGGTTTTTGGTGTTTTACTATTAATTCTTTTGGTTGGTCTAAAGGTATTTTCGCCGCCACTATAATCTTTTTCACCGCTTGGCGTTTCCCATTCTTCTTCAAACCAACGTTTGAGATTTTTAAACGGAGAAGGTCTCATTTTAAAAGCCATTACTTTAATAATTTAGCTTGTTTATAGGCTTTCATTAAAGATTTTTTAGGCAATTCATTTATGTGGTAAACATACACACTTGTTTTAGTATGATTTTTACCAGACATTAATTTACCTTTGGCGTCTTTATGTGTTTGCCCTTTAAATATAGTTCCGTCTTTTTTAAAATGTGGTACTCCTTTCATAATTATTACTTTTTACTTTTATTTCCCCAGTTAGCAGCACCAACTTTTCTACATTTAACTAATGCACCACTAGCGTAAGCAGACGGCCACTTTTTATACCTGCTTTTTACTTTAGTGTAACAAGCATCTTTTTTCTTCGCAATACTAATAGGCCCACCTGAACCATCAGCATTCTGCGTTACCTCTTGGTTGTTAGGTTTTCCTGCGCCTTGCGTTGTGTTTTGTATTTTAATGTTGAATGGTTCCATATTAATTTGATCTTAGTATTGAGTCTTTTACTCTTTTGTTTTCTCTTCTTGTTGCCGCTGCTTTTCGGGCCGCTTCACTTCTTTTTTTCTTTTCGTTAAGCAAATACGCCGCTTTTTCTTCCGGCGTCATTCTTGCCAGCTCTTCGAGTTTTTCTTTTTGTTTTTGCTTTCTTGTTTCAGCGGCTTTTTCTTTGCCCTTTTCTTTGCGCTTACGTTTCCCGATAGTTTCAGCTAAATCAGCTTCCTCTTTTTGAGCATTAACTTCCCAGGTTCTATATCCTAAACCAAGGGCTAACCTTTGATATGACGTATTCCTTGTATCTAATGCCTCAGCTATGCCATCAATTTCAATTAAAGCACGGTCCAAAGGTAGGTTAAGCGTCCCTGATACTAATGACCCTATTGCTTGATACTTTGGGTTCATATTATAATTACCATATAACGTAGGAGACATACCTTGAGTTTCCCAAACGTCTCTATTAAACTTTTTCGTTTGAATTGCTCCATATATTTTTCTAAACTTAGATCCAATTGGAGGTGATACATTCGCTAATTCAATTAATGTATTAGTATGATCAGCGGTAAACCCTTTTTCCTCTTCTTTGTAATATCTCATTATTGTATTTTTAATAGTTGAGATAACAGCTCCCGCTAAACCAGATCCTCGTAATATGGAGTCTACCATAGTGTTGGCGATTTTTTCAAGTTTTTTAGACTCTTTTGCTGCGCGTTTTTCGTCGTCTTCCTCGTCATCAAAATCTGGTAATAATGCGAAAAGAGCTTGTTGCAATGCACCAAATATTAAATTTTGAATAAACCCGTAATACATAAACTTGGATATATTAGCTCTTTTGCTTCCACGGCCATTTATAAGGTCCTGACCAGCTTTTTTCATTAAACGAGTCATTTGCATAGGCGTGTTTTGGAAAGCTAATATAAGACGCCCTAAATGGCTTGCTTGCTGTGCCGATATAAACGCGGGGTCACCTGATTGTTGTGTTTCCTCTGACAGAGCGCTAAAATCTTCAAACGCTTTTGCTTCGGCTTCAGCTTGGGAGAGGCCTTGCTTTCTATACGTTTTTGTTCTATTTATTAGGAACGGCGCGCCACCAGTTGCAATAGCAAAGCTATCCGCGATTTGTGTAGGTGTAAAACCTATTTTTAATAAATATGACAATATAGCCGCTGGTTTATTTTGTGATGTTTTAGCGGTATTCGCAATTTCTTGTTCTTGAACATCTGATTTCAACCCACCTCTTCGTTCTTTAAGCTTATCTGAATTAAATATTTTTACCCAGGTTTTCCAATATAAAGGTTGATTAGCAAACACAGCCGCTTGTGCTATTGGATTATTATCTGTCCAATTTGTAAAGTTAACTGTAGATAGCAATTGAAGCAAGGCAGATTTTCTGTTAAAGAACATGATTGCACCAGTTGAGTTGTTAACCCAGTTTAGCCATTTTCTTTCATATTTGCCTGCTTGCCCCGGTCTATTAGATCCAGATTTCATACGGCGGATCATATCAACAATAGCTTCTCTATACGGCGTGCCATACGCGGCCTCAAGTTTATTTAAGTTTTCCTTACTAAATATAACATCAGCATTTTCAATAAACTCTGCCAAATACTCAGCTCTATTTACTTTTTCACCAATATCGTTAATATCTTTAAGCACAGTGCCAGCTAGCCAATACTCATCAGGTGCTACCCATTCTTCTTTTTTAGATACAAGTTGTAAACCATCAGCGAAGGAAGATAACTCAGTATCATTTGCTATAAGTTTATTTAATTTATTTTGGTCTCTTTTAGATATGTCTGGTATTTCTTGCCCTTGTTGTGTCCACAAATAAACACGTATAGCCTGATCATAAGTGTAGGTTGTGCCTTCAATAGTTTCCCCTAGTTTTTTCTTCATGCCAGGGAACATCTTTAGTAAAGCTCTATAATCATTTTTTAACGCACGTTTAGCTATTTCCATATTAGCTACACCTCGCATGTAAGGTTTCATTAAATTTTCCTCAAAGAACTCTTGGTCTTTTTCACCTTGTTTTCCTTTGCCTGCTAATGTGTACGATGTTAAACCTCTGAAATCTTCCGCTCCATATGGAACAAATACTTTGTATTTACCTTTATTTGCGCCTTTCTTTTTCGCAACAACTGCAGAGTATGTAGCCTCTTTTTTAATTCCCTTGTTGCGCTCAATCATTTCATTAAGCTCATTGCTTAAGTTTGTACTGTGTTTAACTCTCGCTTGTTGGATTTTGCCCTTTACATCAAAAACATTAAGAACATCTTTAACGGCTTTAACATTGCCTAAGTGATCATCTACAAAATAGAAGTCATTATATCCTTCAGCTACTTTACCAACCATCCAAGCGGCCTTTGCTGCTGGCGCACCATTCGCTAAACCAGTTATATTCTCAAGTGGTATTTCTAAACCTATACCTTTTAAAAACGCGTGTATAGCACTTGCTGATTCTGCTGGCCTTGCGGTTAGTACAAATATATTTTTATTACCAAACTTTTCAATTGCTTTTTTAAGCCTTGGCGCTAACGGACCGGGTGTTCCTTTGACAACTTTATTAAATTCGCTAAAATCAAATTGAGCGCCTTCTGCTGCTAATGTTTCACCTTGCTTTGCAAACTCAGCGGGTGTTATTTTATAAGTCTTACCGTCTTTATTTACAATCACCTGACTTTTACTAAACGCAAGTGTGTCATCAAAATCGTATACACTAATACCTTTAGGGTTTTTACCGTAAGAATATTTGGTGGCATTATTTACAGCTTTTTGTTCAGTCGTAATTTCATTAATTTTTTCTTTAGTGCCAACATCAACAGTTGGTTTAACGCCTTTTGAGTTATAATAATCTTCAAACTTTTGCCCTATAACTTCCTTGCCGTCGTAGCTAACTAAAGCATATGGCATTTTGCCTCTTGTAAATATATTGTAGTATCTACCCCACCAATTTGATTCGCCTGGCTTATAACCAGCTTCCATTACTTTAGAATAACCGGTTTTAGTTAAGACGCCATCCATTTCTTTTTTAGGGATAATAGTGACCCTGTAATCACTCCACAACGCGTTAATATCAATATCTTTATTGCCGTTTACATGATATTCATATAAATATGATAGTACAACCCTGGCTGGAACTGCATGTTCGAACCGGTATTTATTAGTTTTAGAATAAGGCATTACTGATGCCTTACCCCATACTGGGGCAGCAGCTCTTAGTACGTTACCCGTGCCATCATTCATTACGGAAAGTAATATTGCAGCTGTATTGGGCGGTAAATTTTCCTTACCAATATTTTCAAAGAACTTAGTCACAAATGTTTGAGCAGCTTTAACGTCTTCCATGTTAGATGTGTAGCCGTCTTTTAACATGCCAACCTGCACGTCGGTCGGAGGTTTACTATACTTGCTTTCTATAGAAGATCCGTCTGTAAATGTTATTTTTCCGGTATCAGCAGTATCAATAGTTCTTCCGTCTGGTAAGACAAGCCCTTTTACAAGGTTGTCCATAAAATCTTTTTTACCACTAAACAAGTCTTTACCACCGCGGGTTACAAGTTTACCATCCCCTCTTCTACCAGGTTCTAAATCTAAAGTAGTATCATTCCACTGGTAAGTCCCAATTGCTCCTGACGCGGAAAATGTTGGTAGTCCAAAGGTCATTATTAATTGTAGCCCTTCCTCGCCTAGATCAGTAACAATACGCTGCATAGATTCAAAAGCAGCCCCTCTTGCCAACCTAATCTCCATCTTATCTTTAAATAAAGATTCAATAGACGTTTCAGCCCCTGTTAATTGAGCTATACCTAATAATTGATCTGTTTGGTCTACTATGTTAAATAGTATATCTTCAAATTCTATTTTACTTGGCTTTGTCTCAGCTTTGCTTACAGGGGCTAATTGTTTTGACAATTGTTCTGCAATACCGTCAATGATGCTTGGAGGAAACTGATCAGAAGCATATATGCTATTTAATACTTTTCTTATAGTTGGCTTACTAAAATTATTTAATTTAGATAAATTGTCAAATAACACTTGAGCTTTATTATCAAAGCTAAAGCGCTGAGACGGTGTTAATCTACCTATAGAAAACTTACGGACACCAACTTGATTCTCTAGCTCTTTTACAACAGCCTCCTTTTCAAGCCCTTCATTCCTTAACACTGTTGGTGTTTCAGTTTTTATAATATTGTCGGCAATGGCGTCAGCATATGACGTTTTTCTAGCATTTCTTACGTTGGTAGGCCTATCATTTGCTTTTAAATACTCTGTACCTTCTTTTTTAACCTCTGCACTATATGGACTTTTTTCTGTTAACTTATTGTTTGCGTATTTATTCTTTATTTTTTTAGCCCCTGGTTTCTCGCCTCGGTCAATAGCCGCATTATAAGCCTCAACCTGAGCTACACTCATCATGACTTGTTTTCCATTCTCATCCAGCACGGGTTGAATTAAAAACGGAAATCTAGCGGATACTTGATCTTTAGTTAGGTTGTCGTATGTAATTTTAAAGTTAGCGTCTACAAAAGAGTCATAATTAGCGCGTTTTTCTTTATTGCCAACTTTATTATTATTATTCCAGTTACTACCCCTATCCATGATAGCCTTTATCATCGGGCCGATAAGAGCTCTACCTTCTTCTAAAAACTTTTGTCTAAATTCTGGTTTAGATAAATCAAATTTACCAGTAGCCCAAAGCAATTTTAATTTTCTGTTTACCTCGGTTTTAAAATCATCGCTTATCTTAAGGGGCTTGCCATTGTCATCAATAATTACTAACTCGTCCTGGATTAAAGTAATTTTTGGAGCTTCGCCTTCTTTAATCTTTCTTTCTTTAGTCTCAATTGTTGATTCAGCAGTTTCTTTACTAACAAGCTCTCTTCTGCCGGGCTCAGACGGAGCGGCTTCAGTAGTAATTTCGCCAAAACCTTTTGTTTTATTAATTACACCTTGTAATCTATTGTCTATTTGGCCATATATATAAGTACTAAGTTTTGTGCCTCCGGCTGGATTATAAGATTTTATTAAAAACGGTATGCCATCATCACCTTTTTCTATACCGGTAGATGTTCTATCTATAATTTCGTCTTTCTTTTCCGCATAACCAGGTACTTGGTCCCTAGTCCTCATTCTATAAGCCACATATGAAGCATACTGCTCGCCAACCATAAAACCAATAACAAGTTTAGTATCGTCAGGAACGGCAGCCCATTGCTCTTCTGTAAAATTAGGCTTGCCATTTTGGTCTATACTTAATGGTAAACCATACAAAGAAGCTGCCTCGTTGAACGCGTCATCTCCTTTTTGAAACATTCTATCTCTGTCTGCTTTATCAAAATTCTTAGGAGCACTGTATGATGGCTTTCCTTTTTTAGAGGCTATTACCGGTCCTTTCTTAAGTTGTTTCTGAATTCTTCTACCTACTTTTCCTGCTCTAAAATCAGCATTCCGGTTTAGCATATAATTTAGTGCTCCATCAGGTGTGGTTACATCTATGCCTCTAAATAACCCCTCTTTTTTTCTTGAACTTTCTAAGTTATAATCATAATCAAAAGCATATAAAGTTTCTTGAACTACTTTAGTATATTCATCTTTATAGTCGGCGCTTGTATCTTCCCATGCTTTACCAATATCGTTTTTAAGATCTGGTCTTTCACTTAGCACTTGTTTTGCTTGCCTGTCAAAAGCTGCTAATTGGGGATCTTTTGAGATCTTAGTATGTAAGTTGTCAGCATATTGCTTTTGTTTTTCAGCTGTATCAAATACTCGATCATCAATAGCATGTGCAACTTCATGCACTACAGCTGTAGCCGCTAAAATATTACCGTCTGCAATCTCAGCCTTAGCTTTTTCTGCATTAAATGTTATATATTTATTCTCATAAATAAAACCATTGCTATCGGGCTCCTCCAACGATGCGTAGATTTCATCCTTCTGCTTTTGCGTTAAATCAAGCTTATCTAATTCGCTTTTTGCATTATCTAAATTAGAAACTTCAATTACATTTAAATTGGTAACATCCAATATATCCTTTGACACTTTAGCAGATTGGCTTAACGTTATAGCTCTACCTTTATAAGCAACCTCTGTATCTGTTCCCTGCTCGTTTCTAATTTCATTTATAATATAAGCAAGTTGCTGTTTTTTGTTTAAAGCTCTAAATTCATCGCCCTTTTGCGATTTATCATTTTCAAGCTTTTCTTTTATTCTTTTGCCAGTAACCCCTAAAGCGTTTTCAGCGGTTTCTAAATTTGTATTTTTTTGTATTTCTTGCTTTTGATTGCGAACGGTATTAAGCCTTGCTTGGAAGCTTTCTGCTTTTTGTGAATTACCTTCAGCTTTTAATTCATTAGTATAATTAGAAATTTTCTCAGCCGCCACCTCTCTACTGTCGTTGGGGGTTACCCCAGCTTCAAGAAGCGTTTCTCTTTCTAACCTATTAAGCGCTAACAGATTTTTTTGATTTTCTGCACCAAGCCCTATAGCGTCAACCTCTAATTCACCTACAAGGTTGGATTCTTGTTTTAGCACATCGGATAATCTAGATATTAATATATCTCTAGAAGCTTGGTCAGTTACACCTTCAAGTGCTTTATTTATATCTGTTATTTCATTGTTAAGCCCATTTAGGCTTTCCATAAACTTATTTGTAGCAGCATTAGTCATTAACGCCGAGTAAGCTACTCCAGGTGTTGACATTGCACCTGAGGTGATAATTGATGTTACAAGGGTATCATCCCATTGACTAAAATCCATTTCTCTACCAAGTATCAACCCCTCGCTAAGAGCTGTATCCCCAAAGTAAATTAACTCTTCTTCAAGCACCTCAGAACCAAGTCTTTTGGTTAATTCAAAAGAAGCTGAGCCAAATCTTTGCAATCCACCTTTACCTACAAAGTTAGATATGTTTACTCCGCTTTTTGAAAAATCTTTTATTACTTTAATAGAGTTCGGGGCTGTACCTAAAAAAGCAGTAATGCTGCCCTCTATTACGCCTGTTGCAAAAGCACTGCCTAAGATTTGATTATCTGTCAAATCACCCATTGCAATTGTTTTGTTTAAATCGAGCGCGTTTTTTGAATATGTATTATAATCAATATAGCCTTGATCGTATGCTTCCTGGTTTGCTGCTAATTGTTTTTTAGCAACATTAGACAAGTCTCTTGAAATGCTTGTGTCGCGAAACTTTTGCGTTCCTGACGTAACACCGAATGTGGTACCTATTGTAGCCTGGACGGCTATATTACTAAGCCCTAAGCTACTCCCAGCCCCAGCTGTAGCAACTGCTAACAATATATTAGGTGCTTGCTGAGTTGCTGTTCTCAAAGCAAATAATCCACCACGACCCTGCTCTAAAGCATCGTCGTATGTCAGCATTGTTTCAAACATCTCATTCTTACGATTAAGCCTCTTTTGCTCTTCTATAGCCCAATCAGCATTCGCTAATGTAGGTATAGCTAATGCCATTCCAGCGACAGCATCACCAAAATCTTTAGCTAACAAAGCACCTGTTCCATATTCTTTAACACTAAGATTAAAAAGCTCCTCAGGCGATATTTCTATATTTCCCTCTTGCTCTTCAAATCTTTTAGTGTCTTCAATATATCTTCTAACATCTTCATTAAAATCGGCCTGCGCGTTAAAAAAATTGTCCTGTATTTTATACCATTCCGCTATAGCTTTCTTTTGGGTTAACTGCTCATTTGCTGATAATCCAGTAGCTTCTTCGTATTCAAATACATATTGTCCGTCTACATTTTTTATAGAAAATTTTGTTTTTGGCGAATCCTTATGTATTTGTTCTATCTTATCTACAAGAGTGTTAGATACAGCATCTCTAGCTTTAATAAGCTCTTTAGCTTGCTCTTCTTTTTTTGCTATATAAGCTTTTTTATCTTGCTTTTTATATTTGGAAGCTAAATTTAATAGGTCTTGTTTTCCAGAAGATTTTATTAAGCCTTCATTGATTGTTTGCATACGACGATTAACTTCATCCTTTTTAAACGAAGCGTAGCGACGATTAAACATGCTGTCAATTACCTCTTTGTCTATTTTACTTTTTATTTCTTCTGGTAATCCAGCTAATGAAAATCTTTCTTTTAAAATCTCGTCCGCGGTTTTAGGCTTTTTCGCGCCGCGTGTATTATATACTTTGTTTTTATCAATGTCCCTATCAAGATACTCTTTGACAGCCTTGGCCTCCTCTTCTGTAAATCCATGTAAATCTTGCAACTCTTTTGACACTGCGCTTCCCCAGTCACCCGAATCAAAATAATCTATCGCTAAATTAGTTTCATTAACTTTTTTAGTAACTTCAGCTTTTTTATTTTTAGAGTCTTGCTCAAATTTTTCATACGCTTTGTATGAATTATTTTTTAATGCAGAATAGTCATCTTCAGTTAGTGTGTTTTTAAAAAAATCACGCAGTTGGTTTTTGTTAGCGGCCCTACCTACTTTTTCACCATTTTTATAAATGTCTGCGCTTGCGTAGCCATCGCGCTTGTATACACTATACCCAAGTTCTTTTAAATTATTATTTATATCATCTAATTGGAACTGATACCTCCACCCGGTGCTACCTGTACCCTCTTCTATGGTATCTATAAATGTTTCGCCTAACATTTTATTATAGTCTTCTTGCGAAAGTGAACTATATTTTTTTATTAGTGCATTTAATTGTTGGGCGGTTTCCTCTTTTCCTTTGTCTGTAAAAGGACGTAAATCAATTCTAGCTTCTTTGTTTGTTTCAGGATCTATATACTTTAGCTCATTGCCTGGGGTGCCAGAATCTGCAAAATTAATAGGTAGGTTATTTTCTAATATGCCGCGTACAGTCTCCTCTGTTTCCATGACAAGGCTATACGGATTATTTATATCCGGTCCTTCTTCAGGTGTATACCTTTTGTCTTTAGCCGCTTTTATTTTTCGCTTTAGAATGCCTTCTTGCCTAGTCGCCCCACGGACGCTGTACCCTCTGCCCTCACTTCTTTTCTTTGCTAAATCCGAAGAAAAAGCTTCCAACTCGGACTCCAATTTTGAAATCTCCTGGTCTATCGCTGTGGATGCTATTGGTTTTGGTGCTGCAGCCGCATCCGCTTCCGCAACACCGTTTTGAAAATCCTCCATAAGCTTAGCTTCTGGGTATTTAGCTACAAAAGCATCATAATTAGAGTCGCTTACATTAAAAATTTGTTCGACTCCATCTACAATTGCTGTATATTTTTTATTTGGCATATTATTTAATATTATATTTTTCTTTTACTGCTTTGATTTCTTCATCTGTTGCATCTGTAAATACCTGCTTTGGATCAATACCATTTTGTAAAGCTTGCTTAATTTCTTCTTCTCTGTCAGCAAATTCATTATTTACTACCACTGGTGGGTCTGTTGGGGGAGTTCCACCACCGTTACCCGAGACCGGGACATCTTCCATTACAAAAACTATGGGTTTGCCACTTGGATCTTTAGGGAACCTGTTATAAATCTTATTGCCCTTTTCATCAACTTTACCAGTGTATTCAGGGGCGTAATATGCAGATGTAGAATTGTCGTTAAGGTTATTTGTGTTTTTAGCCGCTTTACCATCTGCCGCGGCCTTTTGAGCTCCATTTAAACTATCTTGTATAAATGCCTCTATAAACTTATCTTGTTGTGCAGGATCATCAATCATATCAGGGCTTATATTGCCGTAACTTGAATAAGAATTTAAACCATCTGCTACGACGGATTTAAAAGCATCAGGGTTTGACGCTGCCATTGCCCTTAACTTAGTTTCAAAGGAGTTTCTTTGGGATTCATCAAAACCTCCGGACGAGTAAACGGCTTTGTACATGTTGTCTAACTCTAAAGCTGCTTCGTAGTTTTTCTTAAACGGCATTTTAATATCTTTAAAATCAACCTCCCCTTTGGGACTTGAAAAAAGTAAATTACCACCACCGCCAACTCTAAACGGTGTGTTACCGAGAAACACATTTGACTTAAATTCCGCGTCACCTATATTGTTCCCTTTTGAAAAATCCTGAGAGCTATCCGTATATTGTGTTTGGCCCAACTCGTAAGAGGTTAGGTTTTCCTTTAAAGCTACAAAGCTATTATTGACATTGTTCATAATATCAACCTGCTCAGTATATTCCGGCGTGCCAGGCTTTAATGTTGATGCTAGGTTTGCTGCTTGCGCATATATATCTTTTTGCTCTAATAAAAAAGTGTTAACAGCTTTTTGGTCTGCTGCGCTAAGCCCAGTAACATCAACATTACCTTTCATTGCTCTAATAGAGTTAGCCACTTTAGCGTCTATTGCAGCTTGTTTTTTTTCGCGATTAGCCAACTCTTTAGCTATCTCGCCAGAAGTCCTATCGAATCCAGTGCCTATAGCTTTAGCAGCGTCAACAAAGCCGCCTGCTCTACGCATAGCTCCTTCGCCTCGTATCAAACCTGCATCTGCGGAATAACTAATACCTTGTTTTTTTGCCATAATTTAATTTTTGCTAATATTATTCACCGCCCCAGCCAAATCCGCCATCTTCGCCACCGCCAATTCCAGATGCCGCGGCTCCGGCTAAATCACCTATTCCGCCCATTATGGATTGTGTAGCTTGCGCTCTCGCTTCTTTTGCAGCACCTAATCTTTGTTGTGCCATACCTAGTTGAGTACCTGTTTTCTTATATTCTAATCCTCTGGCTGTTTCGGCTCCACCAGCTTCAGCCATTTGTAATGATCCAGCCATTCGCGCCTGAGCCATTTGGTTAGCTCTTTCTTGTTGGCCTATACTTGCCGCTGCTTGGGCTGCACCTTGCGTTTGTTGATTAGCCATTGATTGCGCCAACGCCGCAATACCACTACCACCCGCTGCTCCTTGAAGATTCTGCATAATGTTAGCTTGCCCTTGTTGCTGTGCTTGCAATTGGAACTCTGCTGCTCTTTGGTCAACCGTAAGGTCTTCCATGGTATTTTCTAAGTTAGCATATAGGTTAGACGTGTCAAGCTCGTTGTATTGCTGCTTAAACATGTCGTATTCTGCTTGCGCTGCCTTTTCTTCTCTTCTTCTTTTTCCGCCGCCTATAATACCACCTGCAATTCCCGTTAGGCCTTTTACCGCCCCACCTATTGCCGCTGCTGTTGCTATTCCTGCCATAATTTTTCTTTTTTATTGTACTCTTCTATAGTTATAGAGTATAGAGACTCTTCAACTTCTGCCATTTGTTTTGTGTTAGTTGGATTCTTGTGCACGTTTATAAACAATGAATCCTCTAAAGACAATATTAATCTTTTAGCACCTTTTATAGATTTTTCGTAACAAGGAGCTATATGCTCAATCTGTTCTCCATCTGTTGTAACCAATATTCTACCTTTTAGTAAAAACCAAAAATGCTCCGTATGGTGCATCGCGCTTACTACAACGCATTCTTTTGGCATATACATTTTACGCATATACAATTGGTCAGCAAATTCGTTTTCAATACGAAATATATCGTTGTTAACTAATGTTTTGCCGTCTCCGTAAACGTGCTCCAAATGATTGTTTTCGATCATTGTGTTTTGCAGGTTTTCCAACTCTTGAGTAAAATTACTTAATTTATTATTATTTGATTTAATTTTAGTTTTTGGCATATATTTATTATCACATGTTATTTGCTGCTCTCAAATATCTCTGAGCCTACAGAAAATAACTCCGATTTGTTTAACGAATCGTTTCTAAGCTCAATCTCTGCAAAATAACCTAGTATACCACTTGTGTTTACTTTATTGTCTTTTGTAAATAATATAAACGATGTTGCTGTCGGGCGTACTGTTTGTGGCGCTATATTACATACAATTGTATTTGTTCCATAGTTTATTGATACCACATCGCCTATCTTAACAACGGTTGTACCCATTGGATCGTTTGTGTAATATAGTATATCTCCAACTTGCACAGAAACCTGTATTGGGTTGCTAAATGTTAATGTTATTTGATCCATATTATGGGCAATTGCTAATTGTTAATTCTATAATTCCATCACCTGATAACACCGTTGGTGTTGGGCAGCTAAGTCTAGCACATACTGTTTGATTTACGCCAGCGGTTACTGTTGGCGTCTGTACTGTGCCATTCTCATCAGTGTATTGGAATTGACTATCTACAGTGCTATCTCCGTTAAATAGTACTATTTCCTTTGTTTCATAGGTTTTAACCAAATAAGTTTCTATAAGGTTATCTAAACTATAAGACATATCATTTGAGTCAGTGCTGGCTGTTGCGATTTGAACTTGGAGAGTTACCCCACCTCCACTAATATTTATTAGTTTTGCTCCATTTACAACATTAAATGTTCCATCTGGTAAATCTTCTGTTTTAGAAAAGTCTGTTGACGGAATAACATTTGTAGTGGCCCATGAAAGAGATAATCCAGGGCACGTTAGCACAGGCTCTATAATGTGATTAATATACCTAACTTGTAAGTCTTCAGAATTCGATACTAAGGTTTGGAAATCTGAATTATCCACAACTATTTCGCTATCGCTTGTTGATACTGTACCATTTATTATTATACTACTCCTAGTAAATCTATTAAATGTAATAGTCCAATAGCTACTAGGTTGGCTAGGATCTAAATCAGATCCCGATGGGACAAAAGTTAATGCGTGAGTATCACCATTTGCAGCAGATGGAAAATTAATTTGTTCTACTGCGTTTCCAGCAGGTACAATACCACTTACCGTATTTGTTCCGCTAGATACAAATGTAGCACCATTATCTATTGTTAATTCGTAGTTTGCCCCTGCAACACCTAATATAGCAAGATCTCTAAATGTTTGTGTAACTGGAACACTAGTTGATATTGAATATCCTGTCACGTTCACTGGTATAACCGGTATCGCTATTGCGTGGGCGTAAACATCTATTTCATCTCCGCTGTGATTTACAAATGGATATGTGTAATCAGCATTAACTCTTACAGCAGTTAACCTATTATTTGAATCAAACACCGCACCTGTTGTATATAAATTGTAGTCAGTGGGATCACCAGTCCTAAGAGATATAGTTGGTGTAGACTGAAAGTAATAACCTGTATCGGCTTGTAAAAGCTGCGATAATATTTCTTCTGTACTTTCTGCCGGCCCTGAGTTTGTATAATCTACACCATTAGGTGTTGGCAATGGCGTGGCATTTGCCGTATCATAAAATACTTTGCCCGCTATAGTTACACCAAGCTCTTCAGCTACGCCGCGCATACATATTTTTATATCAAGATTATTATTAGGCATAGTTGCTGTAGTGACAAAAACCACAGTTAATACAACATTTACGCCGTCTTGTGTAAAGTAAGAATTTGGCACATCAATCTCTGGGTTTGATGAAACAACAGCAAAATTACTTGCTTGAATCTCATAGCCTTGATTTGGCGTTATTGTTAATACAGCTTGAGGAGCAACGCTGCTTATCAAGTCTCCACCTGGTATTACAAATTCTTGTGAGGTTACCGTAAAATTATCTATTGCTACTATATTACTCATTATGGTATTGGATTTACGGGTTGACCTGTGTATATGTCAATTGTTATTAAAGTTCCGGTTGTGAACGCTGTACAAAGTATTTGCTGCGCATTAACATCAAATATATTAAACCAAAGTGCATCACTGTGGCAATTTGCGTCTAGAGGATCGCCACCTACATCTGTGAATGTACCACATTCCATGAAGAACGTAATTTGCCCATTACTCGAGTTTTGCGCTAATGTCTGCGCATCAGCTTCGCTTATTTGGAAACTACTATATCTATCACTTGTGTTTCTAACTGTTCCTTGTGGTGTGTAATATTTTTCATTACCAGTCGGAACACCTAAATCAGGTGTTGGGTTACCATCACTATCGTAGTAATTTGTGCCACCACCTCCAACATTAGAAATATGCACCCTGCCAATTTCTATAGCATCACCCGTGTCTGCTGCTGCAAATATATTAAATGTACCTCTATTGCAAGTGTGGCCACCGTTCGTAGGCGATGCGCACACCGTAGTTGATACTCCTGTATTTGGATCTACCCAAGTGCCCTGAGGTTCCTGAGCTAAAACGTATCTACCCACTATATCTAAATTAGTTAGCAGGTTAGCTAAGCCTTCGATTTCTACGTTTTGTGTAGCTGTATTAGGCGGTGTGTCTGGATCACTAACAACCAAATTAAAAGAGTATGGCTGCGCATCTGGCACTGCCCCTGTAACAAGCGCTGTTCCATCGCCATTATCCGTAAGCGTTAGCCAGCTAGGTAAATTACTTGATGTTATAGTTAGCTCAGCACCCGTGTGGTCCGCGTCGGCTACAGCGACATTATAAGTGTATGTATCACCTATAGCATACGCTGTTGTTGGTGGGGTTGTTGTAAAATAAGGAATATCTGGCGTAGCGTCAACTGTTATTGTAACTGTGCCAACATTACTAACAAGAACAGATCCATTAAATGTGTCTGTTGCGGTAAAGTTAAAAGCACCAGCGCCACCATTAAAGTTTGCGCTTGGCGTAAATGTAACAACACTTCCATTTATAGTCAGCGTGCCATCATTTGTATTGTCTGCGGTAATATTGTATGTTATAGTGCCAGCTGGTATATTATTGTCTGTAGTTAAATTAGCAAGGTCAATTGTCGGGCAGCTTGTGCAATCCTCTATGGAAGTTAAACTTCCGTTTATAACATAAGGTGCAATCCTCGCTACAAAGCAAGACGGATCAACTTCAACATGCAAAATAAATGAACTTTGAGTATCTCCTGATATTTCTGCACGCCCGATACCTTGCATTGAAAACTCTGCGGCATCTAAATTATTATTCAGGTTGGTACTAAATTGTGTACCAATACCTTTTATGTAATTAAAGTATTTACCCTCTTTATCTAAAAATTCTTTAACGCTACCTTCTTGAAGATTTGTTTGTATTAAATTTGTATACCACCCTGGCGTGGATGCTTCGCTTATTGGATTATAATTTGGGTTAGCTTGCAATTCGGCTAAACTAAATGTTTGCACTTCAGGTTTACCTTCAACTTGATACCTGTATTCCCTAGACTCTGTTCCGGAATAATTTAATGTTTTATATTTTTTAACGATGTTTGGTTGGTCATTTATTAAAAACCTAATAGCGCTATCGTATTGGACTCCGTAAAAATTGTTCCGTGTTGCATTAGATGCCCCATGCTCCCAAATTCTACCACTTTTAATACTGTAGTATTTATTGTTTAGCGATATTGCCCCTTCTGGTATAAAATCTTTACGAGAGGTCCAACCTTTAACATCTTCTTTATAAGAAATGGTAGTCCCGTTTTGAGTTAATGACGGATTAAAATAATTAAGTTTAAGCTTGTCTTTCCACTCATCTGTAAGATTATTAAGCGTAAGGTTATAAACGTCCTTATCGTCGTCGTATGAGCCTAATAACACGTTTGAAGAGTGTAGATTGTCTGCAAAAAAGTCACGCATATTAGCGGCTGATATTTCTTCTAACCCATTACGTGATAATCTTAACACAACACCTCTGTTCTTATCGGTAAAGTATGCTCTAAAACCATAAGTGGCAAAGCTTTCTGGGTTTTTGGATATACCATATTCGCCAAGAAAAGGTATTGATTGACCCAGCACAGCGGTATTACCAACAACATTTGTGCTTCCGTCTGCATTGAAGAGAGCATCTTTATTTGCCAATATCTTAAGAACTTTGTCCTCGCAAAAAGCAATTAAATCGGTATCTCTTGAGTGCAACTTTTGAACACTTGTATAATAAGGATTTAAATCTTTAGTGATTGGTTCTGCTGCTATAAATTGATTCAACCTATTTACGCCAGAAGTTGAATTAAATATTTGTGAGAATATTAAACCGGTAGCTTTTGTTTCTTCGCCGTATGCTTCGTCTAAAACAGTTGAAACAACAGGGCCTTTGTCTATGCGTGTTGCATTAAAATCGTCACGTATACGATCAGACTCAACACCTTGTCCAAAAGAATAGCAATTAAACCAATCTAGTTTTTGTAATGGCTGATGCGCAGCCATAGTAGTCTTTGCATTTTGTATTTCATATATATTACTAGCTGAATAATATAAGTCTAAATCAACAGCCTCTTTTGGATATGTTTCAAATATAGCTGGGTTATTAGAAGTATATGTATCTGCATCTACCGCGTATAATCTTACAAATTCAACGCCTGTTTTTGTGGGATTTGCTTGGCCAGTATTAAGAGGCGGCAACCCTGTAGACGTAGCTATAGGTTTATCTATTTTTATATTCCACCTAACAACTCTACGGCTCCCGTATTTACCAGAACCATGTCTACCTGTTCTTCTGCTGGCAACACAGTATGCTGAGCGGTAGCTCATTGTTATAGTATATGTGTGGGAATCTAATTCTTTGTCTGGGTCGTCTGTAATTCTAAATGCACTACCCGATGTATCTAACGCTTTAGCGAAACCTATATGGTGTCCCGCGTCGGGTTGATTAGTTGGCCAATTCCACCAAATACCTGTACTATCATAAAAAGCTTTAGATTGTTTCCAAGGGTTACCAAATCCGTGAAATGATATACTTAAGTTCCTAGACCCAGTTTCTATACCTAAACCACTATTTGGTCGTTCGTCTTGATTACCACGCTGGTATTTAACATCACTGCCTGCTCGTCTTCTAACATCTAATGGAGATGATTTATCCCAAAACCATCCTTTGCTATTATCCGGCGCTGTGTCTCTCCAAAAACTACTCTTACCGCCATTTTGTATATAAGCTACTTCTTTTTGGTGTTCTGTAATTAGCTGGGCGTCTTGCGCTTTTTTAATTATACGCTGTTCTAAAGCGTTGTCTTTATATATTTTTACAAAAAATCTACCTTGGTATTCAGGTTTATTTTCAGATCTAGATTGATATATTGCTATGTCTATAGGTACACCAGTTTGTCCTTCTGGTATAAAGTCTAAACTACCATCAGTGGGGAACCTAAGTTGAATTCTGTATAAATTCCCTTGTTTTTTGATCCATTCTATTTCAAAATAATCAGATATATTGGATCCTGCAATTATTCTACAAGATAAATTATTTTCTGTATTTAAACCATTAAGACCCCCTCCGTTGGCGTCAGTGCCATCAAAATCGTCTTTAGGTATTTCAAAAAACCCTTTATTAACTTGTGGGTATCCTGAACTTGTAAACTCAGTTGTTTGTCTACCCGCTTGATGTCTTCTTATCTTAACAGCATCTGGCGCTTCATTTGATATGGCTAATATCTTATATCTAGCGGTTTCTTCAATAAACGTATTATTATCATGCTCTTTTTTAAGCTCCAAAAACGTTTCTTCATCAACTTTATTTCTATCGGCAGACGGGAAAGACAACCATACACTACCATCTTCTGGTAAATAAAATCTATCTAACGCTAAATTATAATACTCGTTAGATGTTTCTTTTATATAAAACTTATAATGTGTAGCCCAACTTGGTGGGTTTGAAAGCATACCTATTTCTATGGTATTGTATAAGTCTGCAAATTCTTTCGCTAATGATCTACCACCGGAATCGTTTGTAAATACAGGTGTTTGCCTACCGTATTCGTCTAAATACACAATACCCATTTGGTAAGTACGCATAGTTTTTAAAGATGGCACCGGTGTACTTCCGTCAGGATCTGATGATATATTTATAAATTGGCCTGGGTTATCCGGGTCTTCAATAATATCTTCATTTTTTGTTGGGTCGTGCACAATACTAAACTCAAAGTTTGGTATAACTTCACTGCCAGCAAAGTCGACCATGTCAAAGTTTTGGGTGTAGTTACCGTATATAATTCTATTTCCGGTAATTTCTTGAGCCAGTGCTTTTTTAGGAACGTTGTCGTAAGGCCTTAGTAATTGATTAGATGGCAATAAAGACGATATAAGCTCTGTCTCTATTTTAATTCTACCACTATAACCAGTAGCGCCGCCTTCCTGATAGCTTGTATCATTCCATTGATTATATGATTTGCCAGGTAAATTTGGCGCGCTTTTTTCTATAGTATCAACACGATATACGTTAGTGCTGTTTGATTCTTTATAAAGTATATCTACAGCTATTACGTCATCAGGAATATTAGGTGTAATAAAATCTCTTACCTCCAAGACTCGTATATTATTCGTCATGGCTAAGTTATAGCCATCAACACCCGTATACTCAAACTCATCTCCGGGTATAAATGCTATCTCTGTAAAAGGTGAAAATGTTGAAAATTGGTTGTCGTCGTATTTATAACGATATGCGAAGCGAGGAAATTTAAACTCAAATAACGGGTCGTCTTGCTCTAGTAATACATCAAACCCCTGTGGCCCAGTAGGCAAATCTTCACCTACGCTTTGTAATTCACATATAGCTTGTGCTTCTGAAACAGCTTGTGTAACTTTTACTCGTGCCTGATATTCTCTTTGAAAATTGTCATCAGGGTCTTGTATTGTTAATAATAAAAAGTCGCCTGCTATATAGTCTACTGCGTTTGTCCAGTTTAAAGTTATAACAGTACCGAAGTCCATCGAGATTGTTTCATCGGGATCATCATCGTCTTCAGTAGACAGTGTGTTAAACTCAAACGTGGTAGTTGTTTCTATCTCACCGTCTCTAACAGTATTCTTTTTATATATAGTTGGTCGTAAAAGGGGAGATTTTTTTATAACAGTAATATCGGCTTCTATAAAGTTTCTGCCGAATATTTGAGTGTGCGTATCAAAATCAGTCGAGCCATCTTTAAACTTTTGTATTTCAATTTTTTTAGGCTCAGTTTGATTATCTGTAAAAAACAAAAAACCTTCAAGTATATTTACACCTGTAATTAAAAAGTTTTCATTAAATTTAAGTATACCGGTTTTGTCTACTAATATAGGAAAAACAACATCTCTTATTTGGTCATACTCAACAATAGCGTCTACGCTCTGTGATGTAATAAACCAATATATTTTTTCTGTGGTTGCATCTTTTACAGTACCTATACATTTAGCGTCAGTAGGTATATAAGCTAGCCCAGATGCCGCCCATGTGGTATGCAACGTAGTTATATCGTTTAAAGTACGATTGACCATCTGAACATTACCAATAAGCGTTTGTAATGCACCAACGTCTGAGCCTTCGGATGTAGCTACCTCTAGGTTTAACGCATCTCTGTACTCGCCATTTGGAACTAAACGCTCATCAAGGTCTTTATTCATTTTACCCTTGAGGAACGTGTGAATCAATTCTGGCATATTTTAGTGTTTTATTTGCTTGGACTTACCTCGCATTATTTGCGTTAACTCCTCAAGCTTAATATTTGATAACCTTAATTTAGCGTTTCGCTTTGATGCTCTTGCTTCTTTCTTATAACGTTGTACTATATATTCAGGGGTTTGCGGCCTAGTAGACACAATAGCATAAGCTATATATTTATACAAAGCTTCTTCTGCAAACTTATGTATTTTACTTTCATCGTCTGTTGCCAGCCCGTCTGATACGTACTTTATTGAAATTATTTGACCAACGATGTTCGAGCTAAAGTGCATAACGCCTCTTACAGGATCTATAAAAAATACACCATTGCTTTGAGCGTGCTCAGGGTCAAGCCCATATCTTCGCCCTAAAGATGCGCCTTGAATAAGGTCGGCATTATTCATATTTTGAAAATCTGTTTCGGGAGTGCTACCCGATCTTTCTGATCTTCTAAATCTTTTAAATGTTTCAGACGGCGTAGCTGTTACAATCTCTCTGTTCTGCTCATCAAATATATACTCGTAGTCGTTATCTTGTACAAAAGGAACGGGATCACCTGTCTTTCTTGCTGGGTATAATATTCTTTCTATACCAGACTCATCCGTCATTGCTACTTTTACGTAGCCCACAAAGTCTTGCGGCAATGGCACGTATAGTGTCGGCCCAACTTCTACTTCAATCCATTTTGCAGATGGTAATATATCAAAACTCATTTCAGCCAACCCGCGTTGTGCGTGGAAAGCCACATCGGTTCTTTTAATCTTAGTTATAAGTTTACCTTCGCCAACATATGACACTATAAAATTGTTTATAATATCCCCTATTGATATAGACTGGTAATCACCGTAGTTTTCGTCGTAGCTATTCCATATGCCATCTGGCCCCAGATAGTACTGCTCATTATTTTGATATAGTAAACCCATCTATTATGCTTTTTCTTGTTGTGTATTTTTAATTTCTTCGCCAGCAGCAATTTGATACATTTGAATATCTTTAACAACTAGCCCCGCTAATTCTAATACCTTAATTACAAGCTCAGTCTCTTCTGAAGGGTGCAATTCAAAATCTTGTGAATATGTAGCGTCATATAAAGCTTCCCCGTAAACCATTTGGTATTTCCATTCAACTTTAGCAGGCTTACGTATATAATTACACTTTACGCCAGAAGTTAATTCGGTATCACCGTATACGTTTATATTGCCATTTTTAGATACATATATTGGCAATGAATTTTTAGGTTTAGTTAATGGTGACAAATTGATGTATAGCAATTCGTTGCCGTTAACGCGTTCAGCTTCAATGTCTTTATTGATAGTTTGTCTATATATTGTTGGATTGCTTTCCGGAAAGTTTGCCGGTTGAGTAGGCGACGGGTAAAGATCCCTTGTGGTAGTGTTTGTGTATATAACAGTACCAAGCCTGTACATATCCAAAGGAAGCGGATAGTAGTTATTTGTTTCGTCATAAGTCAAGTTGCCTTGCGTTTCAAAGATTGCTATTTTTTTATTTAGCAGGTCAAGCATATCTGAATACTCAGTGTCATTACCTTGCATTCTACCAAATTGATTTATGTCGTAAAAATATTGCTCAAACAAATCTAGTTGTGCTTGATTTGCGAACAAGTTAAATTCCTGAGGCGTAACATACCCTCGTTGTTCTTTATTGAGTATGCCTAATACTCTTTGATAAACAGTATCTATACTTACGCTCATATTTTTTTATTTATAATAATTAGGCCACCCTATAAGATGGCCTAACCATTATGAGTGACTATTTAAGTCTTTTTTCAATTGCTTTATAAACTTCAACACCTTCATCTGTTTTAAACCACGCTGCTAATGCAGAATACGGGTTTTCGTCAAAAGGAACGGTCATAAGTTTTCTATCGCCCTCACCATATGTAAATGTTCTTTGGTCTTGCGATAATTTTATTATGCCGCTTTCGGTAGCTTTAATACCAAAGTTTCTTAATTGAACATTATCATCTCCTGCTAACTCAACAAAAAGTATTGGGTTTCTTTTTGCAAATATTAAACCATCGCGCTTTAATTCACTGCTTGATAATTCATTTACTTTAGACCCAAACTGTACTCTTAATATAGCTTCCATCTGATCTATGTCGAGTGATTTAGCTAAATTTAAAGCTGCAATTTCAGCTTCAATCCAATCTAACTGGCTAGCTGCTTGTTGCTGAGGTTTATATTCTTCCCAAACACTGTCGCTCCAGGGATGATATAATGATAATAGTTTTTGTAAAACTTGATTTTCTTTTTTAACGGTTAAAGCCCCGTCTCTAAAAACAATACGCCCCAACGTGGCCACACCTTTTTGTTCTTCAACAAATGGGGATGGTTGGTTAGTAGCATATTTTAATTCCCGTTGGTATCCTTTTTCTTTATCAAAATAAAGCAATGGCTTCTTTGCAGTATGCTTAGATGGCACTGTGAATACTAATGGACGCTTGTTATTTTTAAGCGTATATAATCTATCTTTTATTTCCCAAGAGTTATCTAAAACCGGGGATTCTTTTTTCTTTGACATGATATAATATAATTAAATAATTGATAAAAGTAATAGCTACCCCCGCTAATACAACGAGGGTAACAATTACATTAATTTACTATGATGTTGGTGGTGCAATAGCCTTCAATAATACGAAGTTATTAGCAGCTTGAACACACAACGCTCTTTCTGACAAGAAGTGTACGTTCATTTCGTCAGCGTCAGAAGTATAGTTACCTCCTACTGATCCAGTCACCCAAGACTTCATTCTACGGTCATCAGCTTCAGAAGCTCTGTAGCGGATGTGTAAGAATGGTCGAGAGATGTTCTTTCCGAGTTGCTGATCGTAAACTGTAGAAGTTCCAGCAGGAACAATTACACCTTCAACATCTGCAACAAGTCCACGGGTGGTGGCATCGTTTAGATATTTCCAGTCAGTTTTGTAGAAATCGTAAGAACCTCTTCGGAATCCTGAGAAACCAAGGTTTAGCGCCATATCTTCTGAATTGTCAAATACACCGTAAGATGTACCTCCAGCTCCATAAGAGTTTTGAGCAGCTAGCATGTTATCGATAGCCAAGGAAGTGCCACGGTCTAAGAACATCATGTTCTCTTCAATAGCCCCTTGCTTATCTAGTTCAGCTAAAATAGTATCAAAGTCAGCAAGTCCATCAGTGCCACCGAATGCAGAGTCAGCATAAACTAATCCTCTTTCTTCTAGTGCAGCAAATAAACCTTCAGAACCAGTAATCTTAGTACCACCCTCAAAACCAGAGGCAGCTGTAATATTTCTTACTGATCCATCAGTGTTTAATGATTTTTCTGCTTCAACCATAGCCATTTCAAGTTGATCTTCGAAACGGATACGAGCTTCGTGCTCAGATTTTAAGTACCATAGGTATCCAGAAGTTCCAGCTTCAGTAGTTACTTCTACCCAACCAATTTGAGCAACGTCAGAACCATTTACATTATACTTATCTCTAAGAATAATTGGTTTGTTGTTGAAAGTTGTGAAAGAAGCGTCAACTGAGTTACCAGCATTTTTTGTTCCTTTAGTGTACTCAGAACCGTATACAAATACTTTTACGTCAGTACCAGTCATTGTAAGACCTGATAATTCGCCGTAAGTATCTACAGTTACAGTTTGACCAACTACGTTTTGTACATATGCTTTTTGAGTTATGAATCCTTTTGAAACAACAAGTGTCATTCCTTTGCCAATCAAGTGATCAGCAGGCAATGTTAGCGTAGTAGTCGATGCTACAGCCGCGTCGTCATAAGCAATGTGTAAACGTCCTTGTTCAGACCAAGTAATTACGTCAGATGCCATAGGCATTTCCGCACCTACCATACGTAGGAATCCAGAGATAGTACGATTTCCATATCGTTCTACTTCTTTTTCGTAAACTTCAGGCAAAAATTGTTGCGTAAAGTCTAGGTCCCCGACTGCTAAGTAATTGTCACCAAACAATCCCTTAACTGGTCGTGGAGTTAAATGTTGGAGAGCTAATTCGCTCCCAGTAATTGATCCAGCCATTTTTTTAATTTTTAATGGTTATTATTTTCGTTTTTTAATTTTAAAACTACTCGCGCTACTTGCATCACTTGGCACCGCGCGCACAGTCCAACCATTTTGTGTTGTTACTTTTTCGTGTCCCCTTCTCGGGTCCATATCAACATTTTTGGTTCGAGCCATGCTATCTTTTATAGCGTCGGCTTTGCCTTGCTCGTAAAAGTGGTTAGCAATGGAATCAGCATTCATAGCTGTAAATAAAGATTTATGATAACCCTTAGCATCTGACATTTCATTTTTATCGTTCAAAAACTTTTTGACGAAGTTATTAATATCGCTTTGGGTTGCCTTTACGTCTTCAGTATTCTTAATTTTAAACCTATACTTTTTGTCTCCAACAGAATAATCAAAACCTTTGAAATCCTTATTAAAAACGTTACTAGTTTTATTTAAAAATATTTCTTTTTGCGAGGCAGCAGCTTTTGTCACTTCCTCGTTTTCTTTATTATAGCGATTGAAAAAATCAACAGCTTGTTGCTGGTCTTCAGTTAAGTTAGATCCAGCTTTAATGTTTTCGTAATAATTAGCTTTTAACTTTTCAAGATGTTTTTTAGCTTTCGCTGCTTCTTCTTTAAAAGCTATTTTTGCTTTTCTAATATCTTTAGGTTCATCGAGCTCTTCGTCGTACGAGAAGTCTTCCATTAAAACTTCAATATCTTCTTTATCTAAATGCGGTTTTGTTGTTTCGTAATACTCACGTATCAACTGCGCTTCATTTAATTTAGAATAATCTGTGTTTAACTTTACATAATCCTCAAGACTTCCGCCTGTGTCGTTCATAAACTCCACGACTTTTTGAATATTTTCGGGTAAGGGTTTTCCAGTGTCTTGTGCTTGTTGAATTTCTTCTTCAACTGCTTCTTGCAATTCTTCTACTTGCTCCTGTACCTCTTCCTCAATTACTTCTTCTAATGCGCTTACCTCTTCTTCTTGGGTGTCCCGTATTTCTTCAACCACTTCTTCGCCGTCTGGCGTGTCTTCGGATTCTCCGACAACAGCATCGCTGTCATCTGCGCTTTGCTCTTGAACGGCATCTTCTTTTGGTTTATTAAGTTTACCTAAATCTATTTTAATAGTGCCATCATCCGCGACTGATGCGCCGGTATCTGGCTTTTCTTCAACAACTTCATTTTCAGGAGTTGCTTGTTCTTGGGTTTCTTCTTGTACCTCTAGAACTTCTTCTGTGTTTTCTGACATGATAAAATATTATATAATTATACATTACTATTATTACTTAGGTTCAAAGGTTCCTAAGTCAAACCCTCCGCCAATTATATCGTTTCCGCCGGATTCGAAGTTTTTTGGTGGTGTATTGTTTTTTCTTTGCTCAATTAATTCGCTTTGCTGCGATGCTTCCATTTTTGAACGATCATCTTTGCGATCTTCTTTTGTGCTTTCGCGTTGCTTATATAGCTCAGTTTCCATACCTTTAAGCTGCATGTTGTAATCAAACTCTTGTGCCATTAAAGCCTTTTTAGCCTCAACTTCAGCTTCTAATTTTTGTAGATCAAGCTGGCCTTCCAATTGTTTAAGCTGCGCTTTTTGCTGTGTTATAGCTGCTTGCTTTTGCACTTCAGCTTGCGCTGCGACCTGCTGAGCCTGCGCGTTAGCTTGAGACTGTGCTTGAATGTTTTGTTGTTGAATAGCTTGATCGCGCTCTTGTTTTTTCTTACGCTTAATTTTTAGTAGCTGATTTGCTAACTTTAAATTTTGTACTTGGCGTATGTCAATGGCATCATCTAAGTCTATCAAACCGGCTGACAATGCGGTTTGTATATTGTTTTCAAGCATTTGCTTTTCTTCCTCATCTGGCATAAGCGTTAAAAATATACCAAAATCGTATAAGTGCAAATTATTCATTTCAGAAAGGGTAGCCACGTTATGCGCTCCTATCTTTTGTATAAACGATTCTCTTGCTGGCGAATACTCAATTATATCAGATATTCTAAGAGACAAGCACTCTGCTAAGTGAGCCGTTATAAATAATCCAGCTTCCATTATGTGTCTCGTTGCGGTATTTGAATTTGCCGCTGCTATCTTTTGTATACCAACCAAAGCTTTACCGTCAGGCATACTACCATCTCTTGCTTCGTTTAATCCCGTTACATCACGGATCATTTGCAAATAATAGTTATACGTATTGATTAACGCCCCTAACTTGTTGCCACCACTACCGCTTGTAATTTCTTGTATAGGCACTTTGCCCGGGTTCATATCGCCGTCCTGCGTAAATGATCTTCCGATTACAGAACCTGTTTGGAAAAACATGTTTAATGCTTCTTGCGGATTATAATTTGTGCCATTGCCCAAATCTATTTCAGCCAATCCATCAGCATCAAGATAAACACCATCAGGTACCATTCTTGATAGCAGTTGCTGTAACTTTAAATGCGTTAGCTGGACCATATCAGCAAACCCCGTAATACGGCTTACTAATGATTCAATCCTGCCCTTGTACATTCTGGGAGCATTGATACTGTAATTCAATAATACTTTAGAACTATCGCTTTTTGGACGCATCATGTTTTTAGCTAGCTCCCATTTTAATAAGTAATCAGTACCTAATATTAAAACACCCTCATATAATACTTCAAGTGATCTTGATAGTTTACCAAACTGTTGTTCTAACACTTCAACTGGTGGATCAAACTGATCATCCCTGACTAATACCTTGGAAGCTCCTGTTGCGGTTTCTTTAATTTTATACACTTCGTTCATATAGGTTTTGTAATTAAAATACAAAACTTGAACAGTGTTAGAGTCGGACTCGTTATAATTAGACAACGACCTGTCGTAAAAGCCGTTATTTTGGTAACCTGTTTTAGATATTTTTTCTAAGTCCTCATTTGTTAAATTAGGAAATTGTTTTTTAAGCTCATTAATATGTACTTCTTTTACTTCACCGCAATAGTAAATATCATCAAAAAACGGGGAGTCCGTATAAGACCATACTAAATTTGAAGGGTCAACATAATCTATTACCACACCCTCTGACTTTGTAAACCTATTTTTAACAGCCCCAATTCCTATGGTGGTTAAATCGTATACCACACGTTTTTTTGTTAAATCGTAATGGTTACCCTCAAGCAATACATTTATAGCTTGCTCTTCCGCAATTTCTACAGCCTGCTTATAAGTAAGCTGCATATGCACGTCTAACTCCTCCTGTGTTTCTGGTAAAGTCTCAGGTTGGTTTTCGTATAAGTTAACGCCAAAGTTATCTTTAGCAAAATCGTTTAACTCTTTAGTTTGTATATCTCTAATTATACTAGCTAAATATTCTGTTCGCTTTGCTACTCCATAAGGATCTTGCGAATACGCTTTTATATCAAATGCTCTTTCAGATATGCCATTAACTACTATATCTACAAACTTGGGTATAATTGGTACTGGCTTCCAATCTATATTTAAATATGATAAATCGCCATTAATAGATAACTCATCTTTATATTTTTGTACAGACTGTTCACCTCTAGCATATAATCTTAATCTATGAAATGTATTTTGATTACTTTTATATCTATTAGTACCAGAATCGGATTTAAACCATTCATCTTGAATCGCCCTACCAACTCTTAAACCGTATTCAGGCGAAAGCTTTTCAGCATCGCTAGCAACTTGGCTTGGAAAAAAACTATTTATAACTGACTCAGCCATATGTTTATTTTATTATTTCCGATATTGAACCGGCGTTTTTATATTTTGCAATATGTATATTTAACTTAGGTTTTTGCGCTTTTGGGTTTGGTCTGTATAGATGTCTATTACAGGCCATTATTGCTAACCCTGAGCTAATAGCCGCATCAAATTTTGTTCTTTTGTTTATATCAAACTTGGCCCAATCGTTTAAGGTTTCGCTAAAATACATCGAACCGTATTGGCCATCATTAGTAATACCAACGTGGTTTTGTATATAGGTTTCAATAGCAGCCGCATGGGCTTGCTTTATATCTTCAGAAGAGTTAGGTATACCACCTATTTCTTTTTCTGTAACGGATAATTTTGTATATGTTTTATCAGGGCGATTCATAGAGTAACCTCTATATCCTCTACGCTTTAAGTAATACAATAATCTTGGTTTATTGTTTTCACAAAGAATAGGCATACCGTAAAATACTAAAGCCATAAGCACATCTTCAAAAAACATTTCAGCTGTTTGTGGTCTTGCTACATATTCTAAAAAAAACGTATTTGACGGCGCGTCCTCCATACTAAAAGTAGTAAGCCCGTGCAACGCCCCTTTGGATCCTTTGCCATCAGTAGTTCCTGATATATCGTAACTATCACAGCCAAATGCACCTATATGATCATTAGCAGGGTATCTTATACCATTTTTAATTACTTGTTTATTTTGTAAACCAACTTTTGGCACCCAAGAAACTTTAAATCTTCCATTTGGGTTTGGGCTAAACATTACTTTTGAGTCTTTAACTCCATGCTCCCAATTAAAACTGCCCGTTGTTACAACACCTGTACTTTTTAAGTCTTCGTTGTAATCTATTTGTTCGTATATTTTAACTAAATTAAATATACTATTTTTAGTTTCATCCCTAAACGCGTGCTCTTCTGTACGCGGAAACTGCCTGTAGAACTCATTTAAAGCGTCCTGGTCACCTCTTAATCCTTCTACCTCATTGTCCCAATGTTCGATGACGCCAACTTCGATAGCATCTCCGTATGGGCCAACGCAATCTTCTGATGGGGTTTCGAATACAGGCATCCCATAAGAATCAATGAATCCTTCGTAGTTCCATTCCATAGGTATGAACAAAGAATATAATCCTGACTTAGTTTGTCCATTACGATTTCTTTTTGTAACGTTTGAATCATTGTATAGTTTTTTAAAGTTTTCACCACCTTTATCTAATGCGTTTGATGTTGATCCCATCATACATTTTCCAATGATTCTACTACCTAACCTTAATGTAGTTTTTGTTACACGCCAGTTATTTAATATGTTATCTGGTCTTTCCCACTTACCACTTTCATCGTGTACTAACAGCTTTAGTTTTTCACCATCGTAACTGTTGTCACCTGTGTTTTTCCAGTCAATAGTTGTATCTAATCCTTCTAGCAGCTCTTGGTCTTGCTTATTTTGTATAGACTTTCTTGTAAGCCTTGAAGCTGGTATTCTATATGCCAATTCTGTTTTTGGCCGATCCATACCATCTTGTATTGGTTTAAAGAAAAACGGATAGTTTACAGATATTGGTACTACCTTGTCGGTAAACATTTTTTTAGCGTCAGAACCGGACTTTGATAATATGCCAAATCGCGCATCGCTTGATATTGTGGCCATGTTAACGGTCTCGCCACTTGCCATGAACGAAAATCCTGAACGTCTATTCTTGAGGTAACACATACCGTAGCATCTCTGGTCTGCTTTGCAAGCTTCCCAAAAGATGAAGAATAATCTGTTTGCTTCCCTAAATTCTGGGTGCCCAACGTCAATTTTAGACCACTGCAGGTACATAAAGTGAGTACCAGTAATGTAAGTACCCACACCTTTATTATTGAACCAATGGCCTTCTTCGCGGCGTCTGAACTGTTCATCTATATATTGTTCCCATTTTTCTTTAAAGTCATCGGGATAATCTCGCCATTCAAAAACGCTTTGTATGCGTTTTAATTCTTTTGGCAACTCCTCAACAACCCATTTGTCATTAGATTTATCTATTTTAGCAGGTGTTTTTGGCAGAGCAACTTTTAAATTTTGTATATTATAAATTTCCCCTATTTGTCCTGTCTTGCTTATAACAATAATGTCGTGCTCTTTGTTATAACCATACTTCCACTTTTTACCTCTATTTAACCTAGTTATTGTAGTTTGCTTTATAGGCGTCACTACACTATATAAACTTTGCTGATACATTATTTAGATCTTTTTTCTGCAAAGCCTGAAAAGGTTTTCTTTTTTTCCTCTTCTTTAGGTTTGTTATCAAGTATAGCCTCTTCTTCCTGAATACGTGTTAATATTTCAAACGCATCAAATATAGCTAGTTTTTTTGTAGCGGCTGCGTTTTTAAGTCTATCAGCAGATATATCATCGTCTGAATCTACAATAGCTTCTTTAGCTACTTTAATTAACTCCTCAACCGCTTTGTGCCCAGCTTGGATTATACTCTTCTTCGTTTCCTTGATATTCATATTTAATTGTAATTAGATTGGTTGGAACACGATATAACTTTTCTTTATTAATTAAAAACTCATATTCTGCACCGGGCTTAAACCCGATTAAGTCGCCTTCTTCAGCTTCTTTTAAACCAGGGTCTTTATACTTTAGTACGCCTATTAATGGTTTTTCAAAATCAATAGAAAACATTTTGTCTTCTTTAATAGGTTTTACAAAATTAAAACCATTTAGCGGAATCCACTTTATTATATGCTTATATGCAAATATCTGGTCAGGAGATACGAAGTACATGTTATCCTTATAAAAACTTTTGCTATTTTTTTCAACGCCTCTAATATCCCTAAAGCATCTAAAAACGTTATGATGTAATATAACTTCGTCTCCAACACATATGCCGGTATCATTATCTTTAGGTGTGGCCATTACAATACCAACTCTTGAAACAAAGTTATGGTTTTGTAATTCCGTATTTAATATCAGGTCTTTGCCATCAACAGTTTTTGTGTTCGTGTACCTATCATTTTTAGGTGTTACAACAAAATCAAAAACCCCATTCATTAGTAATCGATATTATATTCAATAGCTATTGCCATATTTTTATTAAAATCTTTCCAAGGTATAACGTCTTCGCCTTTTTGAATATAGATAGAATACTTTTCTTCTTCCTCTATAATATTAACTATAGTATGACCGCCATACACTTCCTGTCCAACAGCATAGTGCATGGCGTCATTTTTATAGTCTTTACCTATACTAATCTTCCTTAGCAGGTTCACGTAGTTCACCGGTATTAATATCAATCACTTTGTCGCCATATTTTTCCTGCAACTCTTTTTGTTGCTCGTCAAGTTTTGTTTTCACTTGCGCAAATGTATGCAGCAACTCGTGCTTTTGTAATTCTAATCCGCCGATCTGTGATTGAACACTATTTAACTGCGTAATAATGTTTTTTAGAACTTCTAGTTCTTCTGCTGTTAACTTTTCTGTTTTTGCCATTTAATTTAATTTAATTGTTATTGCTGGATTTTTTTGCTTTTTCCCAGGTACGCCCAACAAAATACGCCCCGTAAACTGTTATTAATAAAGATTGAAAAATTGGTATATAGTCTTCTGCTATTTTAAACTCCCCTATATTGCCATCAAAGAAACATAGCGCTGTAAAGATAACAGTTAAATATATAAGAACCATAGGTCTTATGTTTTTAGATAAAAACGAATCTGAATTCATATCCGCTTGCCATCTTGCTGTTACTTGTTCTTGCGCTTCTTTATCTGCTTTTTCTAGTATCTCAGTTATTAATCGCTGAGCTTCTAATTTTTCTTCTTTAGTTGTAGTTAATTTATCAATGACATCACCGACTTCTTTAATTACACCACCGGTAAGCCATTCCCATATTTTTTTCATTACTTACTATAGTCATTATTTTTAGCCATTGCTTTTGGCATATAGCTTTTACCTATTCCTTTAGGCCCTTTTTTATCTTGGTCTGCTTTTATAGCTGCCGTAAAACCCGGGTTCAATTCCCCTTTATCCGCCTTATCTTGTAATGTTGAGTTGAATTTAACGGGTGCTTTTGGAGACTTATCTTCATCCTCCGAAGACTTAGGATCGCCCGAAGAATTTTTTGGATTACGAGTATTATCAGGGCCCTCGCCACCTGGCATAGAGCTGCGTATATCTACAAACCTACTGTTTTCAGCACCAGACATTAAACTGGTGTCTGCATCGTAATCTACTTGCTTTGCGGCAGATCCAATATCTAGTAAAGGCTCTTGTACTTTCATTCCCTTATTTGTGGAATGTTGAATTCTTGCTGTAATTGGTTTATTATATCCCATTGTTTTATTTTTTATAAGGAAACATTTTGTTTAATTTTTCTTTACGATGCTGACATCCACAGGGTATGTTTAAACCCTCGGACACTTTATCGACTACAGTCTTAATACCTGTAGCTTTAGTAATTTTTTCAACTGTATCGCCTAGACCTTGTGATTTCATAATATTAGCATTTCCATCTACGCCGTGCAGCGCAGATTCTTTTCTTTGGAGTTTTTGAGCAGTTTATGCCATGCTGCTTCATTTGGCCTTTTGATCTTGCACAATATGATGTACGTCTTTTACCACCACCTGGCTGCGGTGCTTTAAGATTACCACCGGTTTGTTTATTGTATGCTTTTCTTCCGGCTTCAGTCATTCCAGCACCTTCTTTAGCCGTTAAGAAATGACGCCCTTTTCCTTTTGTAGTCTTACGGAGCTTTTGCACCATAGAGCTTACTTCTGGCTGTACATATCCTGGCATAACTTATTTATTAAAATAGTTGCTCTTTAAGCCGCTGACAGGGCCTGTTTTCAACGCCATACCCGTAAGTGGTTTTTTACGACCTAAAAAATTCCCAACGTCTTGCGCAGCACCTAATCCCTTTTCTTTAATATCTTTAGCAATCTTTGCTACATTTTTACCAACCTGTTGAAAATCAGTTGGATCATTTCCAGCAAAAGATTTAGAATTATCTGTAAGTCTTTCCTTTGCAGCATCAATATTTTCTCTTACCTTTGTGGTTTGATAAGATGATCTACCGCTACCGCCTTGGTCTTGTTGTGTTCTAAATTGATCTAGCCTGTCTCTTAGGTTTTCAGCTCTATCGCTGGCTAGTTCGCTTTTTGTTTCAAAAATACCAGCTTTTTCAGTTTTGCCTCTTTTATTAAGACGCGCCGCTCTTTTTGCATATCTTCTAGCTTGTTTTTCTGACTTACCAGATAAACGTTCTGCAATTTTTTGTCTACGGAAATCTCTACGAGTACCAATACCACTCATACCTTTAGCTGTTTCGTACTCTGGAGTTGTCTTTGAATCAGTATCTGAATCTCCCTGTGTGCCTGGCGTAGTAATAGTTACAGTTCCAGGACCGCCAGAAACCCCTGTTGCAGCGGCTATTGCTGCTTCAGTACCTTCAGGATCTAGTGCTTTTGCGGCCTCTCTTTTCGTAATATAATCATCAACATCTGTGTATCCGCCACCTGTTCTTACACCTTCTAGATCTTGTTCCCAAGCTTCTCTATAAGTAGGTCTCGTTTTTGTTTCAGTAGTAGGAGGCGCGTCGGGGGTAGTTACTGTAGTATCTGTTTTACTACCGTAAATATCAGATCCGCTTGCGGTTGCAATTGGCACATTAGCTGTAGTAGACACCTCTGTAGTAGATGATCCGCTAGACAGGTCGTCTTTTTCTTCGCCTGTAGTTTGTTTAAGTAAAGAGTTCTTCGCGCACGAGCGAGATGCTATTGCTGTAATTGGGTTTGCCATAATTATGCTTTTTTAGCCTCAGCTTCCCATTCAAGGTTACCGCCTTCTGGCTCATTTGTTGTTTTATTTACTATTCTTCCGCCAACTCGCTGATATACTCTAGCTGGCGACTTTGTATCTTTCTTCCAGGTTACTTCTTCATTTGTGTATTGCAAACGACCTTGCATCATTTGATCAAGGTGATTATTTTCCTCTTCCATGGAACCGCGCTTTTGCTCTTCGCTTGCATTTTTATTTACGAATATAGTACCATCACGATTAGCTTCCGCTATAATATTATCGCCTAAATCTTTTTCAAATACTGGTGTACCAAACTCAGATAATTCTTCGTTGTAACCGAAAAGATCGCCTTTAGACTTTAATTTAAAACTCATTTTTTAGGCTTAATAGAAGACATATCAGTATTAGATGTAGGCGTAATATTCCCTGTGCTAACAACACCCGCGCTTGTCGGTGCTTCAATAGGCTGTCTTGGTAGCCTTTTTAATTGTTTACTGTACGTAGGTTTTGGTTCTGACTTAATAATTTCTTTACCCGTGCGCTTTAGCTTCTCAGCAATCATTGCTTTGCCCGTTTGCTTAGCCATTGCTTTTGGTGCGCCAAGCTTATTTGGCCCGATTCCTTTTGCTCCCATATTATCGTTCTTTATCGTTAATCATATCATCAATTGCCTTATTAAAGACTTTATCAGTATATGTTTCGTTTTTATAAAATGTACTTCTTTCAGATGTTGGCAAATCTTCTTCAGCCAACATTATTCTGTATATTCTTTTTATTAGTAGCTTACATTTATTAGATGTCTTGTATGCAGCATACTTTGAGGTTGTTCTATTTCGTTCTTTAAACACATCAATCCAACCTTCTCTGCGGAGTCTTTCCCACCGGTTTTTATCCCAGCTGTAGGTATATACCCCATTAATAAAATCATTACGTGTAAATAGCTTTTTGCAATCTAAGTAAATAAGCAGCTCTAAATCAGCATCTTTTAAATTGTAAGTTTTACAGGCCCACCTTCTGATAAGCCTGTAATACTTTAACAAATTCATATCCTGCAGGTCTTTACCGGTTAGCCTCATTCTATAAGTACTATATCTGATATTTTTAGTACGTAATACAAATGATCGTTCCATTCTATACCGTGTCCGGCATGCTTGTCATATCTAACTATGTCTCCACCCTGTAGTATGTCTATTTGATTACCGAAGCTAATGACTCTGCCTTTAACATAACGTACGTCTTTATTTTGCTTTTCAGTAAGCTCAAGCCCACCAACTTTTGATGGCTCTTCTTTTATTTTGTCTACAATTACAAAGTAATTTATTGCTTTCATGCTAATCGTTTATTACTGATTATACAATCGGCAGATATAATTGTATTAACAACACTCACCGCGTTCTTTAAGGCTGTTTTTGTAACTAACACTGGATCTATAATTCCAGCTTTAATCATATTGACATCTTTGCCTGTTTTAACATCTATACCCCTATTTTTAATTTGAGGATACACAACAGGTATATTAGCATTTTCTAATATGGTTTCGTATGGCGATCTTATTGCTTCTAGCAATATCTCTTCGCCTTTGTTTTTAGCTTTTACTAATGTAGAAGCATTTAACAAAGCTACACCACCCCCTGGGACTATACCTTCTTTATAAGCGGCTTTTGTCGCATATATCGCATCTTCAATACGATCTTTCTTTTCTTTAAGCTCAACCTTAGAATCTGCTCCAACATAAATTATACCAACTTGACCAGTTAGCATTGATAGTCGCTGCTCTAATTTTTTCTTAAAAAATGGATTGGTTTCTTCAGCTATTTGCTTTTCAACATCTATTATCCGCAGGGCTACTTCTTCGTTTGCTTCAGCTACTTGCAGAACAGTGTTTTTATCGTCTGTAACAGCTTTAAAAGCTTTCCCTAATACATTAGGTTCTATGAAGTCTAAATCGTCCCCTAACTCCTCGTTTATAATTTGAGCTCCAGTTAATATAGCTAGGTCTTCAAGTGTTTGTTGTTTAGTTGGGCCAAACCCAGGTAAATCAACTATGTTTACTTTTATATTACCTTTTACTTTATTAGCTAATAATGTTTGATACGGTTGTTGATCCATATCTGCCACTATTAGTAGGCTCTTTTTATTTTTAATTACAAATTCTAATACATTTTGTATTCTTCTTATATTAGGTATCGGTGAAGATACTATAAGAACATATGGATCTTCTAATGTAGCTGTACCTTTATTTTTATCCGTAGATAAATGTGAGGATTTTAAACCGCTATCAAATTGTACGCCATCAACAAACTCAACATAAGTTTCGTTTGTATCAGACTCTTCCATTAGAACGACTCCATTTTTTCCAACTTTTTCATAAGCTTGTCCAATTTTATCTCCAAGCTCTGTGTCGTTGTTGCATGAAATACTAGCAACTTGCTTAAGCATGTCACCTTTAATTTCAATACTGGCTTTATTGAGATAAACCATAACTTTTTCAGCACCACTAGTAATGCCGCTTTTAAGTTCTCTAACTTTTTCTTCATCTAAATGTTGATTAACCGTTTTTAATAAAGAATGCGCGAGGACAGTTGATGTTGTCGTTCCGTCCCCGGCTTCTTTTACTGTATTACTCGCCGCTTCTTTTATAAGTGTAGCGCCAATGTTCTCAACCGGATGTAATAAGACTACGCTTTCCGCAACGGTTACACCATCTTTTGTTATCACCGGTTTTCCAAGAGCATCTTCGTATATCACGCATTTTCCAGACGCACCTAATGTGCTCTTTACTGCGTTTGACAATTTCTCAACACCTTGCATAATTTGTTGTTTGGCATCATGGCCAAATGTGAGGGTTTTTACAATCTCACTAGGGTTATTAAATTCCATTAAATTAAATTTTAAATTACTTACTCTTTTTCAAAAGTTTTTACAACCTTAGGGCCTTTTATAAAATCAAGTTTCTTTTGATAATATTGAATTGATCCATTAATTGCAGCCTCTGCACCCTCAATAGTTTCTCTCCTCGTAATATCTTTCCAGGAGTCTTCGTCTGGTACTTTAATTTCTGTTTGGTAGAATCCATTTGGCAACTGTACAATACGCCAGTTAGCTTTGGTGGATGCGTGTTTCCAGGTTTCTACGGCTTTCTCTGTTGGTTGTGGTTGACTAGTCCACGAATTAGTCTGGTAATATAGTGTCATTGGTTTTGGTTTAATTATTACTATTTGGTTTGCACTTTCCCGTGCCGGGTATATTTTATATATTCACTTGGTTTTAGCTATTTTTAATTAATCAGCTACTGTCATAGTTACAGAAGTTGGATTTATCTTTAAATCAATAGTTTGCTGTATACCAGCCTCTATAGAAGCTACTTGTTCTGCGCCCATAGATTCTTTAGTCCAATCAACTATTATTTCATTTGTTAAATCTTCAAAAGGTATAAATTCACTTTCAGGATCTAAAGGCACATTCTGCGTTCCAATAGTTGTTGCTTGGTACGCGTTGCCTTCTGGATCAATCTCATCTGAGACGCCAGTTACTATCCAGTGCACGTTGTACACTACGTCCGTTTCACCCGCTTCTTGAGGATGTACGTCTACTGTTTTACAATTCCAATCGTAAGTTATCATAATTTATTATTTGTTTTAAAAAGTTGTTGCGTCGTATATTCTATATCTTAATTTTATTGAAACAGTTTGAACACCTGACGGTAATTGATTTGAAACGTTTTTATGCAACGTAGTAGCTGTATTTGTTTTAAAAGTTCTACCACCCGCGTCTGCAGGTACGTCTCTTGAATAAAATCCATAAGCAGAAGCACCACCTCCCGGCATGGTCTGGCCATTAGAAAGTATTTCATTAATTTTTGCTCCAGGTAATACAGCTACGATCCCTACACCCGTGTTACTAGCCTGACGTATTTCGTATCTTTGATTTGCGCTTATAGCCCCGGTGGCATTATACTTTATCATCCAAGATGATTCATAAACTATAACAGCTTTATTTGTACCTGGTGCTGATATTAATGTCATTCCCAAATTCCCATCAAGTTGTGCTTTTGTAAAAGTCCACGTGCCTTCTTGCATACCTCTTACTACATTACCACTTGGATCAACAGTTAAATCAGCTAAAGTATCTTGTGTTGACGCTTGATAGTTTTGATTAGGTGATAAACTACCTGTTGTTGCAACTGAAGTTGATGTAAAATCGCTTAACTTAAAACTACCATCAACATCAAGCTTAGCCGTAGGGTTTGTCGTTCCGATCCCGACGTCGCCGGAGCGTTCGATGACCATTCGCTGCGCGCCATTAGTAAAAAACTTTTGCCCATAATAGCCGCTATAAGTTATTCCACCTGCCTCGCTGTTTCCAGCATTAGACATACCGTAGTGCGCTATCGTTGTATTGTTAAAACTAATAGAATCACTAACGTTAAAACCTATTTTTCTCCCCCCAGTATTATCAGCAATTTCTATATTGCCCCCGCTTACAGCTAGTTTTTCACTAGGGCTAGTCGTTCCGATTCCCACGTTGCCTAAGGAGTTGATACGCATGCGTTCACTTCCGCTTGTGTCTATAACAAATGTATCAGTGCCAGGAAAACCAAAGCGCGTATTAGTGTCAAGGTCGTGATAAATGTACGACCTTATATCCATATAATCTACATTATATATATTTGTACTAGAACCACTTATATTAACATTATCTCCATACAATGTTTGTGTAGTTTCCCCGTCATACGTTTGAGTTGTTCTAACAAGCGTCCCATCCGTATATTCCTGCATACGGTATATAGAACCTTCTTCGTCTGAAGTTCTTAAACCTCTAAATTCGTGATAATTACCACCACCTTGCGCTAATTTTAACGTGCTGTTAGTTTGACTTGTATAACCTGTAGCTTCACCAACTTGAAGTGTTATAGGTGTATTGCCATTTCCAAAAAGCCCATTGCCGGCAACTTCAAGTTTTTGGCCAGGACTCGCCGTCCCGATCCCTACATTGCCTGTGCCAAGTATAACAAATTGTGTTTGATTAGAAGTCGCGTTATGTATACTAAAGCCATCTTGCCCAACATTAGGTATCCCGGCCACTAAATCAATATTATCCCCGCCACTAGATGTGTTTGTATTAGATAATCTTATTCTTGCTGTTGTTTGGTCATTACTTGAAACGTGAAGCTTTTTTTGAGGACTCGCCGTCCCGATCCCTACATTGCCGGAAGAATCAATACGCATACGTTCCCCGTTTACTGTTTCAAAAACAAAACCAGAGGCATTTGATTGGTTTCCATAAAAATTAAGAAATCCAGTAGAAGTATTTCTACCTATATCGTAATAATACGAACTTGTGCCTATTCTAAATTGATAATCATTAGACCCAGTTGTATTAATTTCTAAAGCTCTACTAGGGTTTGTCGTTCCAATACCTACGTTAGAAGAACCACTTACTTGCTTTACAATAAATTTAGTTCTACCATAACCAGAAGTTATTTCAAACAAACTATGCCCATCCGGAGCTTCATAGTTTTGGTTTTGATGCCGTGCATCGAAAGTAAATATACCCCTTGATGAAGCATTTGCATTGTTTTGACTAGCCGTAATATACACGGCCCCACTATTTGTTGTATTTGCATCAAACTTTTGGCCTATACAACTTAAAGAAGGGCTAGTGGACATATTATATCTAGATGCGGTCGGGCTTGCCCCGGTAGCAAAAGCACTACCATTTACATTTTCACTAAACGCATTAATAAAATAATAATCATTTGTCGTATTTGGCGGCGGAAAGTAACCAACAAGCCCACCAACATTAGAAAAAGCAGAGTTACCTTCTACTGAATCGTTAAAATTTAATATACCAGTTGTGTTGGATGAAAAAGAAGAAGTATTATCTACTCTACCCAATCTTAATGTCCTGTCGCTAATTACAGTATTGCCATAACGGCCCGCACCATAATCCCCAAGAACCAAATTTGTATAAGTGTCAATAATACTATCATTTGTAAGATTGTTGCTATTGCCTATTACAGTTGCGTTTGTGGCGTTGGTAAGTGTATTACCAGTTCCTATAACAGCTCTGCCATAAACATCAAGTTTTGTATCAGGAGTAGTCGTCCCGATTCCGACGTCTCCTGTTGTAGCACTAACAACTAACCTTTTATTAGCGCTGCTATCCGCTAATACTATAGCGTGATTTGCGTCACTATCTGTTCCAAATAAAGCACCGTAAGTTCCACTGTCATCATCTTGAACACTTACCCAAGCTTGATTATCATTAGACTTAAATGCAGCAGTAACGTTTGTTTCTCCTGAGTTTACTTCTAGTTTATTTCCAGGGCTCGTCGTTCCGATGCCAACATTATCAACATTAAATATAGCTTTACCACCTCCTGTTACATCGCTAAAAGTCATTACATTACTTGTAACGCCTATAGTCATATCTGGTGAACTGCTAACGCCACTTGTTAAAAACGCTATATACTGATCTGTTGATATTGGGCCATCAACAGCTAGTGCGTAGGTAGCACCGCTTGGCCCAACCTGCAAAGCTGGTACAACAGAATCATTTAAAAATTTAATTGGCATAATTTAATTTTATTATCCTATTTTTTGTATCAATATTCTTATTGAATTACTGGCCGGAGCCGTTGTGAAGCCTACAGTTACAAGACCACTCGCTCCTCTAGTTACTTCAGCGAAAACAGTTTCACCCGATGATACTTCTATAAGTTGTATCATAAACTCAGTAGAATCAGCGCCCAGTCCGTGAGTGGCAGCAGTTACAGGTACATCTGTTAACGAGCCATTTCCAATTAACCCTGAATATTGTCTATTCGTAATTCTACCATCAATTGAGCTATTTGCTACACTGATAGAAGGAGTTGATCCTTCACCTGTGCCGCCTGAAACGGTTACATTTGTACCGCCGCTTACAGAAGCCACGTAGTTACCGGTTGTTTCTGTGCCAAGAGCAATACCGTTGTTTTTAACAGTAACCTCGCCAGTATTACTTACAGCAAAATTATCAGAGCTAAATGACGCAACACCTACAGTTGTTGTAGTTGCTAAATCAACATTCTTGTTAACCTCCGTCCAATTAGCTTCTGTTGTTGGGTTATTACTTTCAGCTATAATAAGATCACCAATTTCTAGTGGTATTGTAAAGAAGCCGTTACCATCACCCGCTACTGTTACTGCGTATGTATAACCTTTTAAAATCGTAGCTCCGGTTGGAGGTGCTGCAGTTGCGTCATATCCGCCTTGAAACACTAATTGGCCTGTTACAACGTTATCAACATAGGCTTTTGAAGCTGCGTCAGTTGCTGCCGCTGGAGTAGTCGGTATCGTTACTTGGCCTGCAAAAGAAGATTGACCAGTTCCTGATACTTGAAGTCTGCCACTTACATTAGTGTCATCAGCGGTTAAGTATATATCATCTAACCCGCTAGTACCAATACTAATATGACCAGATTTTACACCATTGTTAGGATCATTTTCTTCTTCAATACTAGCAGATAGAAAATTATAATCATTAGTGCTACCACCGTTAAACCCAAGTTTTAATCTTAGATATTCATCACCTCCATCATTTTCATTATAACCAAACTGTATAAAAGTCTTACCGCTTATGCCTATCCCTTCTATTCGATTATTTGTATTACCAGAGTTAGTATTACCTAAAACAATTTTACCGTTATTATGAGCAATGTTTAAATCGCCACTCATGGTATCACCAGTAACAGCAACAAAGTCTGTAGCTGCCGCCGCCGCCGCTGTTCCCAATGTTGGAAGGTTTGAAAGACTATTGTAATCACCGTCAAATAGTGATGTGTTGCCTTCTAGCGCTGTGCCAGCAGTTGTGCCAAATCCAGGGAAAGTTACTTTTAAGGAGTTAGCCGCAATGGCACTTGCTTGAGTACTTGATATTGTAGTTGTGTCACCAGCTAATGCAGTTGTACTTGTTGTACCTAATTGTAACAAGGGGGTGTTGCCAGCCAAAGCAGTTGTGCTTGTTGTACCTAATTGCAGTAACCCTGTAATAGTTACATCGGCAAGACCTTCTCTTGTTAATGTTAATGTACCTCCACTTATGGATCCACCTGTTACATAGTTATTAGAATCCTGCCCAACGGAAATCCACCCATCTGTTGCCCCGGAGTATATCCTTAATGATTGTGAATCGGATTTATAATATATTTGTCCAACTTGTGGAGTCTGGGCTGTTGGATCAGATGTGTCTGGTTGTATTACCGCAAACTGAAGTTGCCCGGTGTTTAAGTTAATATTGCCGTCTATGTCAAGACCGGCTAAATATTTAATGTCTGCCATGATTGTTTAGTTTAAATATGCCTTGCCGGAAAATGCGGCGTTAAATGTTATTGTTAAATTATTTTTATCTATATAGTCTACTTTGGCTTCTGCCACAGTTCCCCCAAAAGAGGTTATGCTTACAGAAGGATTTTTTTCTAAGTTATGGCTTATATTCCAGGTTGTTACAGCTGTGTTTTGTGTAAACTCAAAATGCTTATCTCCCTGTATGTTAAATTCACCAATTACGTAATGGGCTTCGGGGTTTATTAAGCCGTTAGCCATACCGGCACCGCCGGTTTTTTTCAAAACAAACTGTGCTTTAAAAAACCCGGGTTCATACTCGTCTATTAAATTTGCAAGTATAAATACACCAAAGTTGTTTATTTGGTTTATTTCTGCAATTATTATTTCTTTTTTATTAAATAGCTCAAAAAACTTATCTATTAATCTATTTCCGCTATTTTTTTTACTTACTATTAGGTTGGCTATGTCTTCCATTTTTTCATTGTCACCGCCTCCTAATTCAAAGCTTATGGTACCAGGTTCTCTTCCCTCTGATAAATTGCTTTGCCATTTAAATATAACTTGATCAGCCACGCCAATCATGCCCTTTTCGTTATATAATTTTATTATTTCACTTAAAGAATAATTTTTTGTTCTCTGGGCACCACCAGGTCTTGAGTCTGTGCCTATAACCTTATCAGATAATTCTGGTACAGCATCTAGGGCATATGTGCTTATTCTTGCCATATTATGAATCTATTGTTGCCCCTGGATTTAATGTGGCGGCATCAGTTGTTAAATAAGAAAAAGAACCTATTATGTAAATTTGGTTTCCGTTGTTTAAATCACCTGTCTGCATGTGTTGTGTAACAAAGTAATTTGTTATTGCGGTGTTTTGTTTTAGTATATTTAATTTAGCATTGCCAAGTCCACTATTTAATGTAGTGTTTGTTCCAGCTGATTGAACATCAAAACCATCACATTGATTTAAAGCTCCTCCTTGGAAACTACCCGCTCCGCCATCATGATCATATGGCCAACCTTGAACAGTTAAGCCAGATGTGCCACTTGTGTTTCCTGATATATTGCTAGCATTTATAGTAATCCAAAAATCACAAAATACCATATTACCCGTTCTAACCCATTTCCCTTGCTGAATGTTATATGAAGAAATTACCCATTCGGACGGCACACTTGCTATTAGTTGAGGTGTGTAAGTTCCTGTTGTTTGAGTAACGCCACTACCAGTGTTTTGCGAATCAACATAAGCTTTTGACGCAGCATCAGTTGCTGCTACGGGAGTTGCTGGTATTGTTATTTGCCCTGCGAAAGAAGATTGACCAGTTCCTAAGACTAGAAGTTTCCCACTTGCTCTGGTTTCAAACGCATTTAGGTATATATCGTCCATTACAAAATTAGTAGTACTTGAACCAATACTTATTGATCCGTCTTTTATACCATCTGCAGGGTTATTTTGTTCTTCAACATTTGCCGATAAAAATATATAAGCTCCACCACCTCCATTATAACCAAGCGATATTCTTTGATATTCATCGCCTCCGTCATTGTTATTATTACCAAACTTTATAAAAGTTTTTCCACTTTCGCCAATTCCTTCTATGCTATTAGTCGTGTTAGCCTCATTGGTATTACCTAAAACAATTTTGGCGTTATTACCTGCTACGTTTAACGATACGCCAGATTCAGAAACAATAGAATTACCAAGCGTTGTTGGTCCAGTCCATTTTGTTAACGTGTTATTAGTTCCAGTACCTGTTACTTGACCAGCATTTTCAGAATCTACATAAGCCTTAGATGCTGCGTCGGTTCCAGCTACAGGAGTTTCCGGTATTGTTACCTGATCTGTGAAAAGACTTGTACCCGCTACTTTTAATTGATAACCAGAGTCTGCATCTCCAGAGGTTGTCCCGCCGATTTGCCAATTACCTGAATCGTGTATTACACCAGCAAATCCGGTAGCGGATGAAGTGTCCATATCAGATCCTACATAGAAAGCTAGATCTCCGGTGGCTAATATTTCTGAAGAAGTCGTTCCAGTAACCATACCAATTGCATGGCTAGATATAGGTGTGCCTCCATTTACTAGACTTAATCTGCTTATAATACCACCTGCTCCGCCTGTACCTCCTGGGTCACTTGTGTCTGCAACCCCCAATACTGATAAGGAATAGTCTGATGTAGTATTCTCTGTTCTGTCATCATAAATTTCAAACTGAGAATCTAAAGTTTTTGTATAATTAGCGTTCGGGTGGCCGAATAAACCTTTACCGTCACCTCTTATTATAAACCTACCAATAGCATTATCCCATCCGTCTACCTGAGCGGTACCAAATGTTATGCCACCTTCTCCAATAGCGTCATCCATCGCGTTGACAATCCAAAATCTATTGCCAGTGCCAGGTAATGTGCCTCCGGCAGTGTCGTCTATAATATTAAAGCCAACAGCCGCGTTCTGTGCGCCACCGTCTTGAATAAACTTAATAGAAGGATTGTGTTGTTCCCCAGCAGGGGTCGGGTTGGAGCCATCAGATATAAGTGTAAGTGTAGTATCTGATTGATCTCTTTCCAATGTTAGGTCCCCCGCTATAGTAATTAGGCTACCTGTTGGGTATGAATCCTGTTTTATAATAGAACCTGTTATGCGAGTGGCATTTGAGCCCAATGTATCTTGTGTATCTCTTAATACCGGTATTGTAAAGCTAACCGCATCGGGGTCTATAAACTTATCAATGACATATTCTGCAATATCGCCCAGAAAAAAGTTTTTTGTTACTAGTTCATTAGTATCTCCGTCCGTACCGATTATGCGGTCAAGGTCAGATATGTATATATCTTTTTGATAAGTAGGTATTCTAGCCATTTTTAGTCTTTTTTTGTGTTTTTAAGCGTAGTTCGCCCCTGATTCTTTCTTTGTACCCTCTCCGTCGTTGCCTCTATTAGCGTGAGCTGTCTCCCAACGCTGATCTTTGTGGTCCCAATCCTTGTTATTAGCCTCATTACCAGCCGCTCGACGTCTTTTTTGGTTTTCGGCCTTCTTTTTTCTCCTTTCGGGGGTCATTGCGTATGCTTTGTCCCGCGCAGCCTTCGCTCTACGTGCCGCCGGAGATAAATTTTGTACCATACTGTGTATGATTACGCTGTTTTCGGAGTTCTTAATGCGACAGTTGCCTGCTACTATTATATATAACTACCTAATGTCACAATATATTTAAAAAATAGTTAGATATGTGGAGGTTTTGGGTTGCTACCATATATACACAATACACCCACATAAGTAAAACGCGTTTCTTTTTGCCAGCCCCCGTATCGTTTCCAGGATTCAGGATCACGTTACCAGGATCAGCTGCCAGGTCCCAGCAGGCACAGCACACAGGATCCCGACCAGGATTTACGCTTTCCCAGGATCAGGATACAGGATCTATGTATAGCATTTACATACCTAATACGATGTGTTAACGATAATATATATGAATTAAGAATCAATATGAAAACAATTACATTAACACAATCTGACTACAATAATATCACAGCCGCATTCT